AAAGGAAAACCATGCCATTAGTACAAACAAGGGGTGCGGCATCGGCTCAAGGCTTTGGTGAGTTTGCACAGGCGACTGCTGTTAACTACATTGAGGATGTGTTCAGTACGTTTCTTTATACGGGCACAGGTTCGGCTCAAACCATTACTAACGGCATTGATTTGTCTGGTAAAGGTGGGCTAGTTTGGATTAAACGGCGTGATACTACAGGCGACAATATTTTAACTGTTACTGGCAACGGTCTTAATTTATCTTCAAATCTTACTACTGATTTTATAAATGATAGTGCGCCAATTTTTAACAGTAGCGGTTTTAATTTAGTTTATGGGACTTCTTATTTAAACGCATCAGGCGGCACATACGCTTCATGGACATTCCGAGAGCAGGCTAAGTTTTTTGATATTGTGACTTACACAGGCAGTGGAGCAAACCGCACAATTGCTCATAATCTTGGTTCTGTGCCGGGATGTATTATTATTAAATCAACAAATCGCAACTCCACCAACTGGGCTGTTTACCACCGCAGTCTTGCTAACACCCAATATCTTGCTTTAAACACCACAGCCGCCGCCGCCACAGGCGCAACATGGTGGAATAGTACAACTCCAACAAGCTCAGTTTTTTCATTAGGTACAAGTGCTGATGTTAACGATTCTGGCGGGGCAACCTACGTAGCCTACCTATTTGCCCATGACGCAGGAGGCTTTGGCCTCACTGGTACAGATAATGTGATTTCGTGTGGGTCGTTTACTACTGATGGCAGTGGTAATGCTACTGTGTCTTTGGGGTATGAACCACAATGGGTAATGTACAAGAGCAGCAGTGGTGTTGAGGGCTGGAAAATTGTAGATAATATGCGTGGGTTTACTGTCACTGAAAGCCAAGGGCTTGCCCCAAATAGTTCTACTGCTGAATTTTCCGCAGGTTCTGCCACATACCCATTCAAACCAACTGCAACTGGGTTTCAGTCTGTTGAAGCGGTATCGGCTTCATCAACCTACATCTACATAGCAATTCGCAGAGGCCCGATGAAAGTGCCAACTGTGGGGACGAGTGTGTATCAAGCCAATACATATACTGGCAATGCCACAGCGAATACAACAGTTGCGGGTAACTTTGGATTTCCTGTTGACTTGATGCTTTTGTCTAATAGGGATGCGACAGCAACAAGTTGGTCAAGTTATGGTCAGATGGCGTTTGATAGATTGCGTGGAAGTAGCAATCTTCTTGCAACAGCTAGTACATCCGCAGCATCTTTTGATTGGACTACATACAACTCTTTTGCAGTACAGAACAGCATCGGCTGGGGGTTATATGGGGCAGACTCTGGTACGGGTTATTTAAATAACTCTGGTGGAACTTGGGTTGCTAATGGTTTCAGACGTGCGCCATCGTTTTTTGATGAGGTTTGCTATACAGGTAATGGTATATTGGGAGCAACGCAAACACACAACTTAGGTGTTGTGCCTGAGTTGATGATTTTAAAAACTAGAGCAGGAAGTGAAAACTGGATTGTGTATACCGCGCCCACAGGAAATGCAGGCGCATTGTATTTATCATCAACAGCGGCTTTAGAAACTGCTGGCGGCCCCGGTTATTTCAATAACACAACTCCAACAGCAACACAATTTACTGTTGGCAATTACACCTCAACTAACCCTTCTGGTGGAACAATGGTTGCCTACCTATTTGCCACCCTTGCTGGTGTTTCCAAAGTAGGCTCATACACAGGAAACGCAGGCTACACTGTAACTGTGCCTTGTGGCTTTACAGCGGGGGTTAGGTTTGTCCTCATCAAACGCACTGACAGCACAGGTGACTGGTATCTCTGGGACTCAGCACGAGGCATTGTGGCGGGTAATGACCCTTACTTGCGCTTGAACAGCACAGCGGCTGAAGTCACGGGCACTGACTACGTAGACACCTACGCCGCAGGATTTGAAGTTACCAGCACAGCACCCGCAGGTTTAAACGCCACTGGTGGAACATACATCTTCTTGGCAATCGCATAAGGAAAAATCATGCAAATACGTTTACAAACAGGGCAAGTAATGTACGAAGCAGAGTTTCGTGCATATCAACAAGCCAATGGTGGCCCATCATGGGACATAACAACAACTGAAGTCTTAGAGGCTTTGGGTGCTGAAGTAGTCTTTGAAGGCCCACAAGCTACTGGCGGTACTGTTTACCAATACTCTCAAGCCTCTGGTGTTGAGCAGATTGATGGCAAGTGGTATACAAAGTACATCCTTGGCCCAGTGTTCACAGACCGAGCCGCCGAAGGCGATCAGCCTGCCCAGACAGCCGCAGAGCAGGAAACTGCTTACAAGGCTACTAAAGATACTGAACAGGCTAAGAGTGTTCGTCAGAGTCGTGATGACAAGCTAAAAGAATGCGATTGGATCGTCATTAAAAACTTGGAGTTGAATGCTAATATTCCCGGTGCGTGGGAGGTTTACCGCCAAGCATTGCGAGACATCCCAGCGCAGTCTGGCTTCCCTTGGACAATCACTTGGCCCACACAGCCCTAATATAAGGATCAATCATGGCTACAGTAGCACTATCTGGAATCATCACACCTAGCAATGTCGTGACTGCGGCAAGCACAACTACGCTGACAAATAAAACTATCAGCGGTGCAAGCAATACGCTTTCAAATATACCATTGTCTACTGGGGTAACGGGAACACTACCCATTGCTAACGGCGGAACTGGGACAACTTCAACAACTTTTGTTAATGCCGCAACTAACGTAACAGGGACTTTACCTGTCGCCAACGGTGGTACTGGTGCGGCAACGCTTACTGCAAACAATGTCTTGCTAGGTAATGGCACATCTGCTTTACAGGTAATAGCCCCAAGCACATCAGGCAATGTTCTTACTTCAAACGGCACTACTTGGGCATCTACAGCCCCTAGTTCTGGTGCGATAGCATATTTATCAACAACAAGTACCGCAGGTGCTTCATCATTAGCTATTTCTTTGTCTGCATACACAGCCACATACAATGCTTTTAAAATTGTGTGTACAAATTTTTATGGGCTAACCACTACCGCTGATTTTGAGGTAAGAATAAACAATTCAGCTTCTGGTTACATATCTGGTGGGGGTGGCGGTAGGGATACTCAAGGTTCTGGCTCTTTTGGCTGGGGTGCTAGAAACACCACCCAAATGATGAGTTCTTACAGCAGTACCGATACTCTGGCTTCGCCATCAGTTACAGTTTTTGACCTTAACTTCTTCAACATGAATACCTCGTCTGAAAAATTTGCGGTTGGTACAATGGTGCAAGCGTTAAAAACTGGGTCTGTGGGTGGTAATGGTATTGGTGGTGTTTTGGGCGGTATGTGGGTTAACGGGGCTACACCAACTTCAATCAACATAGTTAGTTCTGGTACTTTTGTAGCCACCGTTTTGCTTTACGGAATTAAAACTTCATAGGTGCATCATGTTATATAAAAATATTGATGGCGTTGATACGCCAATGACAGCAGAGGAAGAAGCTGAGCATCTTGCCAGCCTACGTCCACGTATTGAAGTAGTAACTGAAAAGGTTCGTCTTTTAAGAAACGACTTGCTTGCTAATACTGATTGGACGCAAGTTAATGATGCCCCGGTCGATAAGGTAGTTTGGGCCACCTATCGTCAAGCATTGCGGGATTTGCCAACACAATCAGGCTTTCCTAATCAAGTTGTTTGGCCTGAGTCACCCTAACCATGTGGGACTGGGCTGAAGCAATTATTGCCGCAGCCTGTATTGCGGCCTTTGTCATCTTTGGCACGTACATGATTGCATGGGCTGGGACATGGTAAATGCGTTGGCTCATACTGTTACTGCTGTTGGGGCTAGTTGGAGCCGTAGCCAAGAGCGGATGCCATGTGCGCGAGTTCTATGGGATTGCTTACACAGTCCACGACCCAACCATACGGCACAAAGAGATGATGGCGTGGCTCGACAAGAATGCGCCCTATTGCAAGTCAACCGAATACATGGTGATCTGGAACAACCTAGCAGAGTGGGCGGGTACGGCAGACTCCACATGGTTGCGTAATAAAGTTGTTCATGGCTACAAGGACGCACTTGAACGGGAAA